ATCTATTTCTTTATCTTTATCTTTATCTTTATCTTTATCTTTATCTTTATCTTTATCTTTATCTTTATCTTTATCTTTATCTTTATCTTTGTCTTTATCTTTGTCTTTATCTTTGTCTTTATCTTTGTCTTCATCTTCTTTACTAACAACTAATCGATGACTCGCAGAATATGTAGCATTAATAAATTCTTTCGGTTTATATGGTTTAGGTATTCTATAAAATAATCTACTTTTTATATTTTCTTTCTTATTTTCTTTCTTATTTTCTTTCTTATTTTCTTTTGTAGATTGTATTTTACATATTTGTTTAGTCATCGGATGTACAAATTGAAAATTTTTTACTTCAATAATAAAATGTGGAGCATAAAGTCGTTGGTTTTTTATATCTTCTAAATTTGGAGGTGGTTCTATCGCTCCTGAATTACCAATTACAGTATATGTTAAACGTTTTTTTGTATCATTATATGGTACAACTATCCATTTTTTATCATTCAAATATTTTAATTCTGAAGATGAACCTGCTCCCATTATTTAATATATATATATATATTAAATCATTCTACAATTTTCAATTTATATTTTGTAGGTTTAGGATTTTGAATTTTCAATACATATTTTTTCTTGGGTTTATAATTTTCAATCAAAAAAGTTAATAAATCTCTCGGATTAGCTAAGTTAGATTTTATATTTGTTCGCAAAGATTCCGATACATCATTAATATCAATCAACAAATTTTTATTATAAGTTAATAATTTATAAATCGGAAAATCCAGTTTTTTAACACGAGTTACAATACTGGGCAATTTAATAAAATACCATTTATCAGTTTGAATTTTATTAGGAATTAATAAGGTGTCGCCGCTCAGATTTCCTAAAATAGGCATACTACTTATCAAAACTATTGGTAAATTATAATATTTTGCAATCAATACCATATCAATATATGTTAAATAATATTCATCGGTCAATATTATATCATTAAAAGTAATAGTTTTGTCTAATACTTTCTCTAATACTACTTTTTTATTTAGATCAATAAGTAATAATATTATTCGGGAAATATTATCTTTATTATTTTCGAAAACATCAATCAAATTCTTTTTGAATTCATGTATTGATAATCTCTCAAAATTTTTATTATAATCCCTCATAATATTCAACATAATTTCATAACTACAAATAGATTGATGTGTTTTATAATAAATTTCAAATGTGTTGGGAGGAAAATCGGGTTGTAATAAACCGATCAATTGTTTTTTTGATATAGCACATCCACTATCACTCATTTCCACTTGCTCATCAATATCCTCTGTTTCTGATTCTTCATTGTCTTTGCTGTCTTTGCTTATTTTACTTTTTTTATCCTTATCATTACTTTGATCTAATGTAGTTTTTTCACTGTAAAATTTAGTTTGATCAGGATTAACTGTATCATATGTAGTGTGATGAACATAATCGTTTTTTGCTACAGAAACTAAATTATCAAAATATTCTTGATTTAATAAAGATTGAATTATTAATATCTCATTATCATTTAAATCATATCCTATTTTCGATAAAGTTAGATATGTTTCAGGTTCAAATATAAATGCTTTTATTTTATTATATCTAATTAATTCGTCTGATACTTTTGCATAGTATACTTCTTCATTATCTAGTCCATTAATTAGATTTTTCTTCGGTATAATTTGGATACATTGTTTAGTGGGGGAGGGGGATATATCCCCCTTGCCCCCTTTTTTTGTGTCTGCTTCTGATTCTGATTCTGATTCTGCTTCTGATTCTGATTCTGCATCGGATGATTCTGCAACTGCTTCTGATTCTGCATCGGATGATTCTGCAACTGCTTCTGATTCTGGTTGTATAACTGGTTGTACAACTTCTTCTGATTCTTCTACTGCATCGGATTCTGCTTCTGATTCGGATTCTGCTTCTGATTCGGATTCTGCTTCTGATACGTTTTCTTCTCCTTCGCTTTTCAACATACAATATCCAACCGATTCACATTCTTCATCCGGTTTTTTATTGCATTCTGTTAAATTTTTGATATTTGCCAACGATTTTTCATCTATATCAGTAAAAATAATCTTCTTCTCTGTCATATCTCTCAATATTTCATCTATTTTAGTTAATTTGTCTAGATATAACATCCCCCCGTTATCTATAATAGATTGGATTTCTAGTTTTTTATCTGTGTTCTTGTCTCGAGATAATTCATTTCTGATCATATTCCTAAAAAACTTATAAAAATCACTTTCCAACATAATATTATTTATGGTATTGGTTCGTTCTGTATCTGATGGAATATCGTTGTCTCCATCTTCGGATGTCTGGATTTTTGAATCAGCCACCATATAATTCGATTCATTTATAGATATTAGAGAATCGTTATACGAATCGGTTTCAGGTTCTGCCAATTGAACAAATTGATTAGCATTGGTTAATATCCCTACAATTAAATCCTGTTCTATAATTCGTACTTTTGGTAAACAATTTATTCGCTGTTTTGATTCTTCATATATTTTATTTAAAAATTCAATAGTTGAACTATAATTATCCCATTTTACATCATCCATAAACAAAGTAGAAATATCCATCTCTGTATTGATACCCGATGGATAAACAGGAATAAAACCAGATTTTTCATCTTTGGAAACTATAACTCCAATAACTTTATTTTGATGATTTATAACTTGATTTAATATTTCATATTTTAATCCGGTCAATATATTTAATGATGCCGATAACGTAATGTTTTTGGAAAATTCAACTACATTTACACTCGATTTAGGCAAACATTTATCATTTATAGAATCCTTAATTTTATTTAAAATCTTTTTCAATTCGGGTAATACTTTTTTATCATTTAAATTGAACATTTTCATCACTGTAAATTTAAGTTTAGTATCCTCGACTGCATATATCGGTTCATAATACTGACCCTGTTTAATAATTATTAATGTTCGTTTATTAATATCAAAAAAATGATTACTATAATTATTTGTCGGACAAATGACACTTACATTTCCAGTAATATCATTATTATTTATTTCAAATATTATCATATTTATTCCATTCAAAAATAATTTTTCATCGGGTTTACATATTATATCCCATAAATAAGTATAATCGATCACATTATCACTATTTATATAATTTATAAAATTATTATATGAATTAGCAATAGTTTTTAAATGTTGTACATGCTTGTCATTATTGACATCAATATTTTTATATAAATAACTATTATTGTATTTTTCTATAGCGATTTTATCCGAATCAATAGATGATGGTTCTGTTGCTTTAAATAATTGTACAAGATTACCATTATTATAATTTGCAAACTTATCAATTGTAATCATATCGGTTAATAAATTTTTAAAATCTTGTACACTAATATTATCTTGATAAACATCAGCAATACATGCAAGAAAACTATTTTTCTTGTCGTGATATATTCCGCGTCTTAATAAACACGTAAAAAATGGTTTTAAATTTGTGTTTAATTTGCTTATATAACATTTCTTATTGTCAAAATTTAAAAAATATTGCAATGTTAACGGTAAATATCCCCATTTATTTTTTTCTAATGGAAATTTCTCTGGCCCTTTAATATATTCATCGGCTTTCAATAAATTTAATTCTTGTGACTCTTGAACAATTTCACCTTTCTCTTGTTTTTCTTGTTTTTCTTGTTTTTCTTGATCTTCTTTCTCTGGATCTTTTTTTTCAGACATACATTCTTCTCGACGTTTACGCTGGCCAGGAGTATCCCATGTTTTAAAACAACATGGAACACAATGACCTTCTGAATGTTTATCTTTGTCTAAAAAACCTGGATTTAAATTTCTATAATCGCCATCCTTATCTTTATAATATGAACTATTAAGCTCATATATATTACCGCCAGGAGGAACTGTTTTCGCATCCAATGGTATTACTGTGCCATATTTCCCTGAATCAACCTGTTCTTGAGTCAAACTTACCCGATCTCTCAAACTCCAAAATCTGGGACATATATACCAATATTTATTATTTGGATTAGTACCATATTGTATTGCTTTATCGTATGATCCAGGGTGTTCATTATCTATTTTTTCTTTTTCGGTATCAGTTAAAATAACTGGTTGACGTCTTAGATTAGACGCACATAATCTGGAATATGCTTGAAACTTACCATCTGGTTCTTTTAAGAATAATGTTGGCTCTTTTTTTCGCAATTCTTTAAATACAGGGTTTGCCAATTTTTTACCAGTTAAATCTTTTAATTCATCGTCGTCGGCGTCATCGTCGTCTCCTTTAGCCATTTTATCATTTACACCATTATTATCTACTGTGTATGAAGCCATCTGGCGACTTGAAGCCATCTGGCGACTTGAAGCGATTTCCCCACCTTCATCGTCATCATCGTCATCATCGTCGCCCAATAAAATATTTAATAAATCTTGTTCTCCAACATCATTATCATCGTCATTGCCTGGATCGTCGTCACCCGGATCGTCCTCGCTATCTCCATCATCAAAGTTTAGTTCCTCGGCTTCTAATTCAACATCTTGATTATCAGCGTATGGTTGTTCTTGAACCGCAACAATATCATCTGTATATTTTTCGACTTTAACGGTTTTATTTTTACATAATTCATTAATCTTATCTAATTGATCATTATTAATATCTTGTTTCTGTGTAATTTTTATTATACTATCAAGTATGATTGGTATATGATCAAGATAATTCAAATTATCAATATTGAATATATTAACAAATATATTATTTTTAAATTTATCCTTTTCTATTCGAGTAAGAAATCCGGGGTTATTTTTAACTTTCATTTTTTTGTTTTGAAATACATTTTGTACCACTTGCAAACTATTAATAGTTGTAACCAACTGTATTTTTGCATCATCAACTGACATTTTGTAATTATCAACTAAATTGTTAATTATTTCTGATTCTTTGCGTTCCAGTTTTATCAATTCCACAATAGTAGAATCTATAGCATTCATTTCGTTATAATTTGATACACGTTTATATCGCATTTCAATACCATCGCTCAATTTATAATTTGTAATATTAAATACATTTGATACACAACTTTTTATACTGGTCAAATTAATATTTTTCATAATTTCGATATCAGCAAAATAATTTACCGCTACTATTTCAATATTATCTGATAATATATTTGTAAAGTTATTAAATGTATATCCACTTTGTTGAACTTTTTCATGTAATACATTAAGAATCGGATTTAGAGTTTCCGATATTAATTGTTGAATATATATTAAATTTTTACATTCGATAAAATTCATTTTAACATTTATAGTGGCAAAACTATCAAATTCATAGATAATCGGTATGCCATTTGTTATAGTATAAATAGCAACTCGTTTACTATTGCCTATTAATTTCATTAATTTTAATATTAATGCCTTCGATAGATAAGGGATTTTCTTTCCTGAAGTTGATCGCGTTTCACTATATAATCTATAAATATTCTCTTGTCTTTTACCTGGATTGAATTTAATTAATGGAATATGTTTCTCGGCATGTAATAATTTAAATATTATATCTAATGGAAAATTGAATTTATTATTTGGATGAATATTCAATTCAATTGTTTTTATACCAAATTCATTATATTTTAATGTTCCTGCTTCATATAAATTATAAAATAATGTAACACTTTTCAAATTATTTGAGAGATTAACTGATTCAATAATTTTCTGCGTTTTTGTTAATAATTTTTGATGATTTAAAGTGTAGTTTTCTATAGTATTTATTGCGTTGGTATGTAAATAAGGAAAATATATTTTTATTGTTGTTGCTACATTTAATTTTGTTGAAATATATTCATAAACATCTTTAAATAATGTAAAATATATAGTATTATTCACTATTTGTTCTTCAAACAACAAATTTTTATTATTCGTACTTATAATATCGTGTGCTAATTTTTCAAGAATTGGATCATATTTAATAACATCAAATGGATTTGCTACATAAATTAAATCATTATTAGATCCAACGAATTTTTGCCCGACCGATTTTTTAATTAAACTATGATTTAAATCCATCGATAACAAATCATCATACGTATAGGTGGGAGATTGATCCCCCTTTTTATCTTCTTCTACCCCTTCTTCAGTATGGGATACATCCCCTACGACCCCTTTATTAACGTCTTCTTCGTTCGAGAGAAGCTGGTCAGATTTATCAATATTTATTAAATAATCTAATAATCTAGATTTAGTCAAATGGATTTTATTATTCTGTGTCAATTTATGATATAGATTTTTCAATTCATCGCTGGAAAAAGTATCTTTAAAATATCCATAAAAATATAGTTCTTCAAAACATACTGCTTTCAAATACTTTAATAATTTAAATTTTACAATTTCTATAGTATCATCATTATAAATTACATCATCTACAAATTCTACTTCAATTGCATTTTTTGATATATTTTCTAATTCTACAGTATTAAAGATTTCACTAATTATGGCATTCGATGGATTAGAATTATAAATGGTATTTAATTCACCGAATGATTTACCAGATTTATATAATAAATCGCCTACAAATACATATACTTTTTTTAATTTGATATTATTATAAAAAAACTTAAATATATTGGACATTTATATATAATTAAACATATATTTTTATATAAATGTTTCAAAATATGAATTCGAGAAATTCTAATTTGAATATTAATCTTATTGTAGCATTTTGCAAAAATAGAGGAATTGGATTAAATAATAATTTACCATGGAAAATTAAATCAGATATGCAAAAGTTCAAAAAATTAACAATTGGCGATGGGAATAATGCGGTTATTATGGGGAAAAATACGTGGGATAGTATACCAAATAAACCATTGCAATCACGAGATAATCTTATTTTATCCAATACTTTATCGTTTGATTATAGTGTATTAAATGAAAATACTAATAAAGAATATAGACATAAAACCTTTGCGTGCGTTGATAGTATAGTAGAGTATTGTGAAAGCGCTTCATATGAAACAATATGGATTATTGGTGGACATAGTATTTATACAAATTTTCTAAATAGGAATTTGGTTAATAAACTTTACATCACATATTTAGATAATGAATATGATTGTGATACATTCTTTCCGAAAATTGAATTTGAAAAATATAGATATGTTAGGCAAACAATACATGGTGTCAACACATCACAGCATGATATTATATTTACAATTTATGATCGAGTATATGAAAGAATTAATAATATAGATCCATATACTATTAAGGATTCGTTTTTATTATAATTAAAGTATTTTACTTATCATAATAAGGGTTGTCATGAATTGTTGTACCGCAATATTTAACGGGGTTATTTTTATAATCGATCGGTTTATAAATACCTATTTTTTCGGATTCTATTAGTAAAAATTTAAAATTATCCCAGAATTCATCTCCATGTCCAATCGATTTGCATGTAATATGACTTAATTCATGGATTGCAATATATGTCAAAGTATTTAAATCTACAAAATATCCCTTACCATTTTCCTTCTCAGTTTCAAGACAGAATGCCAATTTTTCACCCTTATTCTCGCTATATGCGGTATATTCACTTGTTGGTAATATTTCATATATTTTTTTAGGATTGTAACCGTTTACAAGGCGATTTATCCGTTCGTCGTTCACATACGTTTCCTTACAATGATTAACTAATATATTCATATTATTTGTTACATTTGCTAAATGATCTGCTGCCATTTCCAATTTTGCTCGTTCACGAACACAATATCGATTTCCATCAACCGATGAAATAATACATTTTAAATTAAACATATCAGAATCCATATAAATTTTTAAACAGATAACCACAATAAAGATAATAAATATATATGTTAATATGTTTTGATCCATATATATATTTATTAAATATTAATTAGATAATATATAAAATTATATAAAATTATGTAAAATTATGTAAAATTATGTAAAATTATCTACTAAAAGAAGTTTTGATTATTAACATTTACATCCGATCTCTAAAGGAAGTCTCATAGTATCTCCTTCAATTGTTGAATTATTCCACGGACATAAATTTTCGGTTCGGGGATTCGGGGGTTCAGATCGCAATTGTAAATTAGGATTTCTCAAGCTGCTTCCGGTAGTATTTATTCCTACATGATGCCCTGCATTTAATAAATTTACATTTTTTAATTCATTGTCTGGTACTAAACCATTGGCCCAAGTATTATTTACATCTTTTGGTAGTAAATCGCTGGGATTCAATACATCTTTATTTACACAATTACTAACTGGTAAATTTGATAATCCGCTAGAACTACCAATTGATGCTGGTCCATCTAAATTATCTTGCATCGGATCGCTTGCTGCAACAGGACCACCATTACCACCACCATTACCACCACCATCACCACCACCATTGCCGCTCATTACTGGAGGCGAAGTTTGCCCAACACATGCTGGTTGTGATTGTTGCGAACCCTGATATGTGGTTAACATCATATTGTTCTTAAAAGAATATTCATAAACAAAATATCCTAAAACTAGAAGTCCTAAAATAGTAAGTATATGCCAATCTTTAACAGATTTACCTAAGTTTTTGAAAACACTCATTTATATAAAATAAACTATAAAATATTTTTAATAAATTATTATTAATTTATTATTAATAATTTAATAAGAAATTAATAAGAAATTATAAAGAAATTAATAAGAAATAATAAAGAAATTATTATATGTTCGTTAAATTATATTAGTATTATCGGTATGCTCATCATCGCTATCAATATCGTCAATATCATCGATATCGTCTAAATTGTATTTTAATTTAATATTTTTTGCGTATAAAAAAGCTTCAAGTGCATTTTTTCGAATATTTTTTGCTTTTGTTAATGCTGTATTATATAATTCATAATATATGTCATTCGGTTTTTTTAAACTTATCGAATTATATGACAGATTTTCTTGTACATTTTTATTATTATTATCAAATAAATCTAAATTCATTTCAGTAAAACCATTATTATTTACTTCAGATGTTGTTTTTTCATAATTAATAGAATCATTAACATTCTCAGGTAAAGGTTCTTCTGTTAAAGGTTCTTCTGTTAAAGGTTCTTCTGTTAAAGGTTCTTCTGTTAAAGATTCTTCTGTTAAAGGTTCTTTTGTTAAAGGTTCTTCTACATATTTCGATTCTTTTGTTGAATATTTATTCATTTTAACAGATTTAATTAAACATATTTTTTCTAAATCTTCTTCACTTGTAATTAACATAATTTGAGAAACAAATATATCAATAAAGAAACTTTTAGATGAAAATTTAATTCCATTTATCAACATTAATGGAATTATCTCACTTTCGCCTTTCAATGATTCTAAATCTAATACTTCTTCGTTTTCATCATAAATGCTGCATTTATTATTTTTGACATAACATCTTATTAAAACATTTTTTCCTGATTTATATGATCTCATAATTGGTGACATTAATTCTTGTATATCGTCTAATTGTATTGAAGTATCAAACCATAGTTCGCGTTTTTTGAATATTTGATTTTGAAAATAACCTTCTAAATTTTCAAACCAATTAATAACATTAGTATCAGATGCATTATAGATTAAATCAGTATAACATTTAGTATTATTTTTAACGATTCCTTGTTTAGTTTTACATTTTGGAAGTTGTATATATAAATTTTTATCGTACGGACCAATGCTTACTTTAGTATAATAATTATTTCCCGCAGATAGTGTTGGATTGCTTAAATTGATTTGAGAATAATCAAAATTGGTTAAATCTTTTAATTCTAAAATATTATCCATTAATTGAAATATAGAAAAATAACATTAAATTATCACGCAAAATATTTAAAAATTAAATACTGTCTAAATATTATGAATAATTTTAATAAACAATGTATAGATATTTTAAAAAGTAAAGAAATACAAAAGGAAATGAAAGAAATTTTTAAACCCATAATCGATGTCATTATTGAAAACATATCGATATATTTGTTCTCATTTATATTTTTCATATTAATAAGTTTTTTGATGCATTTAGGGATTTTAATAATATTAGTGCGTTATTTAAAATTAAATAGCAAAATAAACAATTAATAAACAATTAATAAACAATTAATAAACAATTAATAAACAATTAATAAACAATTAATAATAATAAAATAAATTATTTTCTTTTGTAATATTATAAATATGCCACAACAATTATTACAAGGTACATCTTTAACAGGAGGTAGCAGACATCGCAGAGCTCATGGTAAACACCACAGAAGACGTCGGGCTTCTCGTGGTAAATCTGGTGGAAACTTTTTAGGAAATTTAGCGGTACCCGCCGGACTACTTGTTTTACAGAAAGCGTTACATGGATCAAGTCACAAAGCATCTGGATCTCATAAACGCAGACGTGGATCCAGACGAGGATCCAGACGAGGAGCCAGAAGATCTAGAGGAGCCAGAAGATCTAGAAGATGATTGGTCAATCAATATTAATTATTAATTATTAATTATATTAAATATATTATATTAAATATATTATATTTAACGAATTGTATTATATATTATGAATTTTAGTGAAAACATTAAACAGTGGGTTTCCATAGATACGGAAATTAAAAAATTAAATGATTTATTAAAGAGTAAACGAGAGAAAAAACACGATATGCTAAAAAATATTATTGGATATAAAAATGATAATAATTTAGCGAATACGCTTATTCGAATTAGTGATGGTAGTTTAAGATTTACATCTACTAAACAATTTCAACCCATAACATATTGCTATATAAAAGAACGTTTGGCAGAAATAATAGACGACGACGAACAAGTGGAATTTATTATTAATCATTTAAAAGAAAAACGAAATTATAAAGTCGTAGAAGATATTAAAAGAATATATTTATAGATTATAAATGCATATAAAATTATTGGATCTAATAAATAATAAAAAATTATGTGATATAAATGATTCACATAAAAATTTGTGTGTTGTGCCTACATTATTGTTAGATGATGGATGCAAAGGTACTAATTTAAAAAAAAATAAATATACTATTGTGAAACCAGATAAGGATAATGAATGTATTGATGATGGAATTTATCAAAAATTATTAGATGGGATAGAAACACAGCCAAGCAAAAGCAAATCGGAAAGCAAATCAGATAAAAAAACTACTAGGAGAGCAAAAAAAACAATAAAAGAAAAGATATCAAAGATATCAAGAAAAGAAAAAAAAGAAAAAAAAGAGAAAAAACCCAAAATTAAAATACATTAGAGTATATTTATTTTACATACTGGACATTTTTTTTTATATTTTCTCCATTCATTTAAACATTTTATATGATATTTGTGATGGCATCTCAAATTTTTCACATTATTTAATAATGGTTCAAAACATATAATA